GTAGAAGCAGCAGAGAAAAAGAAAAAAGAAGAAGATGAAATAAGTGTAGATGAAGATGTAGAAGATGACGAAGAAGAACATGATGAAGAAGAACATGATGAAGAAGAAAAAATGAGTGAATTACCTGTTGTAGAAACAAAGGGAGTAGAAGCAGCAGAGAAAAAGAAAAAAGAAGAAGATGAAATAAGTGTAGATGAAGATGTAGAAGATGACGAAGAAGAACATGATGAAGAAGAAAAAATGAGTGAATTACCTGTTGTAGAAACAAAGGGAGTAGAAGCAGCAGAGAAAAAGAAAAAAGAAGAAGATGAAATAAGTGTAGATGAAGATGTAGAAGATGACGAAGAAGACGTAGACAAAGAAGAAGAGGATGAAACAACAGATGATAACCTGGATATGAGCGATATTCAGCGCGATGAGAATAGCAAGTTCCGCCAGTATGGACGTCGAGATGGAGGACGTGGAAGTTATAGAGGACGTGGTGGAGAAAAAAAAAATAAAGGAAATAAAAAAACTAAAATAATAGTAAAGAAAATAATAGTAAAAAAAATAGTAAGAAAACATAGAGGTATTATTCAAATAGGTGGCAATAAAGGTAGATTGAGAAAAGGATACAAATTCTCTGGCCAAAAATTGAAAAGTGGATTACCACAAATTATTAAATGTAGAATAAATAAATTTTAAATTTCAAGAATTATACCTGAAATCATAATAGATAATCCAAAAATAATAATTAATATATTTAATATTTTGTGATAAATATTTAATGTATTATCAGCTTTTAATATTAATATTGGTGGTAAAATAAGTGAAGTTATATTTTCGAGAATAACACCAGTTAAACTCATCATTTGTATAAATGATTTCCAATAATGACAAATAAGAAACAAACTTATCATATACAAAAATCTGGTCAATATACAATTTATGTATTTTATTTTTATTAAAATTGGATTGACTAGAAGTGGAAAACTAAAAACCAAATTAAAAAATAATAAAATTATTAATGTATTTTTGACATATCCTTTTTCCATATCGCTCATAATATTATCAAGCGTATTGTTTCCAAATAGAATAAAACCGAGTATGGCAAAAGATAAAGTAAATAATGTAATAGGAATCCAAGATAATAATATTGTTTTAGATAATTTATTTTTATTTTTAATAGTATCAAAAATTTCAGGGAAAACGACGTGTCCGCCAAAAGAGAATAATGATATACCAATACAACCTGGTATATTAGTAATTTCAATAATTTTATTATCAATGATAATATTTTTGGTAATACATAATTTAATAATAAGACATATAATCAATAATATATTTGTTGCAATACCACAACAACTAAGAATAGCAATATTTTCATATTTTCTAAAAAATGATACAGAAAGATAACACAAAATAATAAATATTTCAATATATATTTTATAATTATCTGATATAAAGCTGAGTTGTAATATAAAATTTGTAGCAAGATTTACAACTACTAATGATACCATATATATTTCAATAGTACAGCACATTGAAATAAATATCGAAAAATATTTTCCATAAGTAAAATATCCAAGAGTAGAATAATTGATAATATAATTTACTTCTTTTGAATATTTTTGGACAAGATTGCCAATATTGATAGCATTATATAAAGTTATAACGGATGTAAAGCACAAGATAATTAAAAAACTCCATCCACATTGTTTAAGAGTGTATGATATACTTAACAATCCTATCCCGATAACTGATTTAATTAGGTTATATCCTATATTTTTAGGAGATAAATTTGAAGAAGACTTTTCTTCATCATTATTATTTTCAATATGAAGTTGATACATTTTAATATATTCATAAATCAAATTATGTTTTTTTTATGATTTTTTAATTCAATTTTATATTATTTTCAAAATATCATTTAATACTCCACTAGCAGTTTGATATTTACCAGCACCATATCCTTGTAATACAATCGGTTCATCATAAATATCAGTAGTAATAGCAATAACATTATTTGTTCCGTTGATATTGTAAAATGGATGTCCAGAATCTATTTCACATAATTTAACACTAATATTGTCAAGTTCTGGTTCAAATGATGCGATATATTTTAATGTTTTTCCTTGTGATTTAGCATTATGTTTTAGCCGATTATAATAATCATCATAATTGATAATTTTATCAAAAAAATCGTTAGGTGAATTTGCTACGAATTGTGTTAAACTATTAACAGGTATATCTTCTAAATTAATTTCATATCCACATAATCTAACAATTATTAATATTTTACGTGCTACGTCCATTCCACTTAAATCATCATATGGATTTGGCTCAGTAATACCTTTTTGTTGTGCTTCTCTAACAATGTCTGAAAAATCATTATCAGTTTTCATAAAAGTTGATAAAACGTGATTTAGTGTTCCTGAAAACATACCTTGAATTTTCGTAATTTTATGCTGACATCTTACTAAACTTTCTAGTAAATTGATTACTGGTAATCCAGCACCAACTGTTGTTTCAAACATAAATTTATTTTTTTTGTGAAATTGATATAGATTTTTGAATAATGAAATCTCTGATGATACACCTTTTTTATTTGGAGTAACAACTCCAATATTATTATTTAATAGAGTTTCATAATATTTTGGAATGATAGAATTGCTAGTACAATCAACAAAAATTTTATTTGGGAGAGTATTATCTAATACATTATTAATATATTCATCAATATTCATATTATATTCTGAAGAATTTAAATTTGATAAAAGTTGATTTAAATTATTTTGTTGTAGATTATATCCAATAATATATTTTTGACTATTAGTAACACTAACAATATTAATATCATGGGTGGTTCTTTTTTTTATTATATTAAATAATCCACTACCAATATTACCTAATCCTAACAAGAAAATATTATATTTGAATCCATTTGTTTGAAATAATTTATTATGAATTAAGTTCATATCTTTACTTAGTTGATTATTATCAACAACAATACATGAATTCAATCCTGATGAATTATGGACATATGTTTTTATTTTATTTTTATTAACAATTTGTAATAGTTTTTGGGATATTAAACATCTATTGTTTTCATTTGATGAAATGACAGCGATAATGGATACATTAGTTAATAAAGTTAATCTGAATGCCGATTTATTTATTTCTTTATTAAATTCTTTATTAATACATTGTGTTGCTAAAGTAATATTTGATTTATTAATACAAAAATTGATAGATATTTCGGATGATGATTGTGATATTAAAATAATATTTATATTTTTATTTGATAAACAAGTAAATAATCTGGAAGATATTCCAATATTTCCTTGTAAAGAAGAACCTTGTATTTGTAATAAAGCAACTTGTTTGATACAGGAAATAGCAGAAATAATATTTTTTTTATTAACATTTGTTGACACTTTTGTTCCGGGATGGGTTGGATTATAAGTATTTTTGATAAATAAAGGTATATTATTTTCACATAAAGGTGATATAGTTTTATGGTACAAGACATTTCCTCCATAATACGATAATTCAAACATTTCATGAAAAGACATTTCAGTTATTTCTTGTGTATTAGAAACAATATTAGGATCACATGTCATAATTCCATTTACGTCAGTCCAAATTTCTACATATTTTGAATCACTCCCAACACCAAAAATAGATGCTGTATAATCACTACCTCCTCGCCCAATTGTAGTAGTTGAATTATCATTTTCGGAAGATGCTATAAATCCAGGAACAATAAGTAATTCGAAATTATTTTCAGAAATATATTTTTTGATATTATTTGTAGATACATTAATATTAACATCTGCATTAAAATAATTATTATTTGTTTTGATAACTTTAGATGAGTCAAGATATTTAATATTTTTAGTAATATTTAACTTCAAAAAATAGAAAATAATTTTAGAAGATAATTTTTCCCCAAATGATAAAATGAAATCTAAAGTTTTATCATAATTTTCACGAATTAAGTATATCCCTTTTAAAATATCTTTTAAATTATTTAAAAGTTGTTTAGTTTCAGTTAATGGTTTATTTAATAATGATTGATTATTTTCAAATAAATTTTTTAAAATGTTAATATTTGTATTATATATTTGATTGTAATAATCTAAGTATTCGTTATTTCCTGACGAGGCAAGTGAAGCACATTTTAATAATTTTTCGGTTATTTTCCCAAATGCTGAAAAAACAACAATAATTTTATTTTCATTATTTAGTTTATTTCTAATAATGGAAGACACTTCAGAAATAAGTGTAGCATTTTTAATAGAACTTCCTCCAAATTTGAGAACTACTGTCATATTTATAATATATACTTATTTTACAATTAATATTTAAATATTAATTGTAAAATTAATTGTATCTATATTTAACTATAATTATAAATATAAATCTATAATATAGATTTATAATTATTATGATAAGATGTATACGTAGAAAGATTAGAGATTATTTTTCTTGTTTATCAAGAACTAGAGATGGAAATGATAATAGAAATATTGTTCACGTAAGACCAGAAGATAGTGAAGAATTAAGACATAATATTCAAGTAAGACCAGAAGATAGTGAAGAAAGTGAAGAAAGTGAAGAATTAAGACATAATATTCAAGTAATATCCGAAAATTACTATAGTGAAGATAGTGAATATAGTGAAGATAGTGAATATAGTGAAGATAGTGAATATAGTGAAGAATTAAGACATAATATATTATTTCCAATTTATTGTCCAAGAAGAAGAAGAAGTGGAAGGAGAAGGAGAAGTGGAAGAAGAAGTGGAAGAAGAAGACGACAAAGAAGAGAGAAGGCTACTATTAGAGGTATTCTCAAAATTAATACAGATGATATTGGAGATTATCTTGAAGTAAAAGAAATGGGTGTATATACAAAAGATGATGTTAATATTTTATGTTCAATTTGTCTAGAGAAGATTGATTATTTAAATGATATTCGTTTTATCCAACCATGTTGTGATCAGGTATATCATATAGATTGTATTGGGAAATGGGTAAAAGAGAATCAAAGTTGCCCGATTTGTAAAAATACACTTTTAGTATATTCAGAATAGAATATAAATTTTATTGTAGAAGTGTTGTTAAGAATATTTCTTTATATATTTTCCCTTCATTATTAATATCAAGTTGTATAATTATATTATCTATTTCATCATTAGTTAATTTTTCACCCAAATTTGTTAAAATATGACGAAATTCTGGAACATTAATATATCCGTTATTTTCGGAATCAAATATTTCAAATGCTTCTTGTAAATTTTGTTGAGTATCTTTTGGTGCTATTTTATTTAAAATAATCATAAAATTATTGATATCGATGGTATTAATATTTCGAATTAAATTATCAACATCATTTTCAGTAATATATTTACCTAGAGATCTTAACAATGTTATTAGTTCATCTTTAGTTAAAATACCATCATCATTTTGATCAAATAATGCAAATGCTTCTTTTATTTTATTTTTTTCTTCTTCATTGATTTGATCTACATTATTTTTTTGTTCATTCATATCGATATCATTAGAGTTATTAGAGTTATTAAGCATTTTAGTATATATTATAATATTGTTTTTATTTATATAAAAGTGATATTAAAATTTAATTTTAATATATAATATTATAGGATAACAATGAGTAATTCAGCAAAAGATTTTTGTTTAGTAAGAAATAATTTAGTAAAAGAAATTCCCCAAAAGGCATGGATTCGATATATATCGAAAAAAAATATGATAGTTAATAAAGGTGGAATGTTATTAAAAAATAATGCAAGTAATGATAAAGAAAAATTTTTATTATTGAAATCTCCATCTGGTCCAATGTGGAGAGTATATACAAATGAGAATTATATTTATGTTGATAAACACATAGTAGATATAATGAAGGTTGGTAGTAAAAAAGTAAAAAAAAAATTAACTAATAATAGCAAGTCTAAAGAACCTGTTGTAAAAAAAAATATTAAAAAAATAAAGAGAGAAAAGAAACGTAAATATACAAAAAAAACGAAAGTAATAAAGATTGATATTTAACGAGAACCTAATGGTGGAAAATCTATATCATAATCGAATGTTTTTTTTATTACTGGTTTGTTTTTATCTTCGTATTTCTGTGAAGGTAAAATATATTTACGATTTTTATCTCGTTTTTTAATATTAGGATTATAATTATTGACTGGAATAATTTCAATAGTAAAATTACTTAATTTATTAGGAAGATTACTTATTTTTCTTTGATCCCAATGTCTTGGGAATATTCCAGAATTGATTGTTAATTTTCCGAATTCTCTAATTGGGAAATCTGATTCAATTTTCAAATCAATATAATCTATTTTCTCATTTGTAATAGAAGTGATAATTTTTGTTTTTAGTTGATTAATTGTACAATCATCTGATATATTCACAGAATTTTGTAAATTTTTATATATATATTGTATTTTCCAAGTCATTATTAATCTTTATATATATAAAATAAATTTTAATTTTATTTTTTGTTTAATTTTATTGCGTTTATTTTATTATTTATTATTTTGTATTAAATAATAGATTGTAATTTATGATATATGGATTTATATAACAAAAATCAATGGGAAGATACATTTACAATAGATGATCCAATTATATATGGGAATAAAGGAAAAATAAATAAAATAGATTTATGGATAAAAAGTATTAAAGAGTCTACAGAACATAAACCTCTTTTATTAACAGGTTCATCAGGAATTGGGAAAACACATATTGCAAAACAATTATTAGAAGAAAATAATTATCATATACATTACTTTAATGCTCTGGACTTTTCTAATAAGGCATATGTCCAGGAAAGTTTAAAAAAAATTTTATATTGTCGTAATATATCATTTATGACATCAACGTATAAACATTCATCTATTATAATTGACGAAATTGAAGGAATTAATAGTTATAGTAAGAAGCATTTATTATCGGTTATAAACACAGTAAAAGAAAACAAAATAAAACGAATTCCAATAATTTGTATAGGTTCAGGTTCATATTTTAAAAATTTGAGTGAGTTGATTAAATTATGTATTTGTATTGATTTTGTTAAACCAACAAAAGTTCAATTATTAAAAAAAGCAAAAGAAATAATTATAAAAAATAAATTAAATATTAGTAAAAAATCACTAGATTATATAGTAAAAATTAGTCAAAATGATTTTAGACGATTAGCACATATATTATATTTTTTATCATTTGAAAATGTAACAATAGATTTAGATGAGAATATAGAATCTTTATGTAATATTGTATTACAAAAGAATATAAAAAAAAGTGAATTATACGATTTTACAAAAAATTTATTATCAGAAAGAACATCATATGAAGATTCTCTTTATTTTTTTGATCAAGAGAAAGTTTTATTACCTTTAATGATTCATCAAAATTATATTAATTATTTAAATTTTCGGAAAGAAGTAAATAGTAAAAATTGGATACCAATTTTAAAAGAAATCAGTGATATTATATCATATAGTGATATAATTGGTAATTATATTTATAATCATCATTATTGGGATTTATGTAATTATTATGCTTATTTATCATGTTACTATCCATCTTATATATTGACTAAATATAAAATGAAATCCCAAAAAAATTTACCAGATATTAAATTTACTTCAATATTATCAAGAAATTCAATTGAAAGAGTTCGGAAAAATCAATATGATTTTTTATTACGACATATAAAAAATATAGATAATTTTTTTGACGAATATCTTATTATGTCAATATCTCAAAAAATTTTATATTATCTTTTGTCTAATTCTCTTACAATGATAAAAGAAGGTATTACAATGATGAAATTTTATAATATTGGTGTAAAAACAATACCCTCTTTAATTAAATTTGCTAATTTAGAAAAATATACATCTTTATATACTCGGAAAAAATATTTACATATTAAAAAGATATATGATCAAATTACAACTAATGACTCAAATAAACTAATAATAGTATAATTTATATATAGTATATTTGAATATTAATAAAAAAAATTTTTATTAATTAATATTCAAAAAATCATTTATAATGTTCCACAACCACAAAATTTACATATTTTATTCATAATTTTTTCGCTTAATGATAAAGGTTGTCCTGGTTGTCTGCGTCCAGGTATTAGTACATCAATTATAGATGGAGCAATTTTATCAAAAATATCTAAAACATCTTTTTTCTCTTTTTTACTAATTGGAATATCTTTTTCAATAATCATTCTAACCGTTTCAAATACAACTAATTCTTTTAATTTTTCATCATTTTTTATTGAATCAAATCTTTTAACCATACTACATAAAGAAGAGAGTAAATTATACCAAACTAATTGTGGAATATCTGTAGAACCAGATATTAATCCATCTTCTACAAATTCTTTGATTATATGCCTTGCGGATGAATATAATTTCGTGATAGAATTGGATATAATAGTTTGTTCATCATTTTGTTCCTGTTTTTTTTCGTCTGTATTATTTTCTAGAGAATCACCTAGAGAAACATCTAAAGAGTCTACTGACATAGTAATATATAAATTAATATATTACTATATTTAACTTATTTACAACATATAACTTTGAATATAAAAATAAATCCTATTTAATATATATAGATATAATGTCAAATTTTGATTTAAATGATTGGATAAAAGAAAATAAACAACAAGTACATAAATCTGCTGAAAATATTGCAGTAGAACATATTTTTAAAAATAAAATAAATGAAATGAAAAAAAAAGAACAAGAAATGGTTACAAGACAACCCGTTTGTCAAAAACCATTTAATGTATTGCCACATAGTAAGGATATATTATATCCCCACAAAACATCTCAACCAGATAAAATTATAAAATCAGATATTCCCGATTTTAAGAAACCAGCCTTTGATTCAAAAAAAAAGAAATGGTTACACGATGTTATTAATACACATCCTTATAAAAAAACTTCGTATAATAATGTACCAGCAAACGAAAGTCCAAAATATAGGGATCAAGTAACAGATAATCAAATTTTTGATGAACAAAAATGGCTTTCTGATAAACTTTATACAAATAGTTATAATAAAAAAAAATATAAAAGTATATCTTCTAAATCAAAAAGTAAAAAATATAGTTATGACAATGTCGATGAAATGGATTTTAAACCATTAGAAAATAATGATTTAAATATAGAACCAGATACTAAATCTATGGGTGCTTTTACAACACAAACATCAACATTATTTAATAATATAGTTAAAAAAATTTCAAATGAAACAAAGATTCTTTCAAATCCCAATTATAAATATATTTTTATGGCTATTGCTATAATTATTTTAGGAATGTTTTTTTATTTTTTTATTAAAAAATAATTTTAAATTTCATGGAACATTAAGAATAAATATTACATCATCACTATCACTATCATAATCTTCTTCTTCTTCTTCTTCTTCTTCTTCTTCTTCTTCTTCTTCTTCTTCTTCTTCTTGTAAATCAATACTATCATCATCAATTAATGTATCAATATTTTTATAACATTCTTTCAAAAAATTACTTAAATTAATATGAGAATTATGACAAATCATTCCTTCTATTAATCTATAAATCCAATTAAGAGTAGAATCATCTTTGTACACATGTTTAATACAATTGACATAACGATATGCAGCACATTTAGTAAAACCGCATAGTCTAAAAACTTCAATTTCATCATCTATTGATTCACTATCATAAATATTATAATTAATATTAACATAACCTAAATATAATCTTAAAATTTTTAATTTATTATCTTCATTTTCTAATACTTTTTCATTAGTATTTATAAAATTTTTTATGTAAGTTTGTTTAATACCAATACTTTTTAAAAAAATTTTTGTTGAAGATGTTTCAAGACTTTTTTTGATTTTTTTTATTCTACTATACATATCTACTTATATAAAATAATATTAATTTTATTACTTATTAATATTATTTTAGATTATTATGGTCAAATTTTTATATTTAATATAACTATATTATATATAATGGACATTAAACCAGATAAAGTAAGTTTGAGTAAAATGAATAGAACATACGATGATTTGTGGAATGAAAGAGAACAAATTTTACCAAATATCGCAGATCAACGAGCTCCATTTGAAATGACGAGCAAAATTAATTCATCAACAGAAACATCGGCATTAAATGGTGGATTTGAGTGTACAAAATTAAGTAAACTTTATTTTTCTCGTGAAAATAGAGAAGAAGTTCAAACTCGTATTAGATATGAAATATGGAGAATTTCAAGACGTAGATATGTTATTGATAATCAAAATGATATGGAATTAGGTATAATGATGAGATCTGTATTTTTACAACATTCTAAAAATCTAAATTGTAATTTTACACAACAGATAAAAGAATTAAATGATATAGTAGTAGAAGCTGTTGTTCCTGGAATTTTAACACGCGTAAAACAATATATTATATATCTTCGTGATAAGAGTCAGCCTTTAAAACCATTAGATAGACCAAAAAATACAAATACAACTGGTACAAAATCTTTAAGAATGGATAGATCTTTAGGTTTTAACTAATTATTTTTTATTAACAATTCTTTTATTTTTGCTTCTGTTTTTTAATTTATGTTTTCTATCATTAAATAATTGTTCTTTTTTAGCAATTTGTTCTGTATTAGTATGTACAAGTTTATTAAGCTGTTCCTCCATATATTCAGCAGAAACTTCATTAATATTAATTGGATTAAATGGTCCCCATTTTCCAACTTCTCCAACAAAGACATTAAAAGTTTGATCAATTTGTTGTAGTTGTTTAGCTCTTTTCCGTGCTTGTTCGAGGCTTCTATAAGAACCACGAACCTTTATACCCCTTAAACAAGTTTTATTTCCATATTTTTCAATATATTTATTAATTAAATCAGTATAATTTACTGTCATAAATCCAATATATTCTTCAAAAAGTTTTTTATGACATACTTTTGGATTTTCTAATTCATTAACAACCTCTTCTTGTACTTCTTCTTGTACTTCTTCTTGTACTTCTTCTTGTACTTCTGTTTTTTCTTCAGTTACCTCTTCTATTTCTATCTTTGTTTTCTCTTCTTCTTTCTTTTCGATTTCTATTGTTTGTTCTTCAATTGAAATATCGCCAACTTTTGATATACGAGGTGTTAAGATAAAATTTTTAGATAAATGTTTTAAAAATTTATTAAAAATAAATCTTTCACTATGTTTTTCAGTCTCTTCCGTTGGTTCTATGAAAGATAAACAACAATATTGTTGTTTATCAATTGTTTGATCTTCTTCTAAATAATCAATATTGGAATCGTAATTAGACATTTTATATAAATTAACTAGTTATATTTACTTATTTTGTTTTATTTTCTAAAATTCAACGCATAATATAAAATATATTATTAATATATAACTATAATAATGTTTCAAGTAGATTTGAAAGAAGTAGTCATCAGATTAATTAAATATTTAGTAGAAGGTTTGGCTGTAGCAATAGCTGCCCATTATATACCAAAAAATAGAGCAGAAACAAATCTTAATGAAATAATGATGATAGGTATAACTGCTGCCGCAACTTTCGCAATATTAGATATGGCTGCCCCAGCTGTATCAATCGGAGCAAGATTTGGAGCTGGATTTGAAGCTGGACGATCATTAGCAATGTAATTATATAACGATATATATATCATATTTTAATTGTATTTTTTAATTATATCATTGATAAAAAATTTAATGATATAATCAAAAAAATAAAACGAATGTAATTCAAATTAACTAGATTTTTATACGATTCATTCAAAAATTGAAAGTAAAATTGAAGAGATATTTATATAAATATATTTATATTATCTTAATGGACAATTCCGAAAATATTAATAGAAAAACTGCGTCTAGACTTTTAAAGAAACAACTAAAAAATGCCTCTAGTGATGGTCGTCCTTATACACACGTCTGTATTTGTAAGGGTGCGTATAAAATAGATAGGAAAAAATTTAAAACGTTAAAATTATATGAAAGTTTAGCAGAAGATCGTGTTCCATCTATATGTGAAAGATTTTCCAAAAAATTTCCATTATTTTTTGATGTTGATGGGATTTCAGATGATTTAGATATATTTAAACTTCATGAAATTATTTTCAATATTTTAAAAAAATGTTTTATTTTTGACGATGATTGTAGTGAATATTATATATCACAAAATAAATCAAAAAGTAATTCATATCATGTTTATTATCCAAAGATTATTGTTAATAAGGATATGTGTTTAATTATATCCGATATTATTAATCGTTCTGAAGAAACAAAGGATGTTATTGATACATTACCATTTAAAACAGGTGGTTTACGTATGTTAGGTGTTTTAAAATGGAATAAAGAAAAATCAGATTTTGATGATAATAGTTATCATGAATTAATTAGAGGTTCAAATGAAGAAATACTTGAATCAAGTCTAGCTGAACAAATGATGTATTTAAGTGTGATAATTCCTCAAAAACATAAATTGACTAAAACTAGTGCGTATTATTCAGATAAGAAAAGTTCGCTTGCTAAAACATTCGTAGATAGTAAATATCCAAAAAGAGATAGTTCTTATTTTAAAAAAAATATTCATACAGTAAAAACTGTTAGAGATATCGTCCATAAAATATTATTTGAATGTTTAGATGAATCAAGATTAGATACAAAAAAAAAATGGTCTTCTGTAATATTTTGTATTAAAAATATTGAAAATAGTTATGATATAAAGGTAAAAGATATTGCATTAGAATGGTCAAAGAAATCAAAACATTATAAATCAGATTCAGATTGGTTAGATAAAGAAATTGCTTCTATATGGAATCTAAAAAAAATAAAAGATTACGGTCTGGAAAAGCTGTATAAATTAGCAAAGAAGGATAATCCAGATAAATATTATAATTTACTAAATGGTGTAAATAAATGGGAAAAACATATCGATTCAATTTCAATTGAATATATTCGTTTTTGTTATAACAGATTTGATCTTGGTGACGCAGAATTATTTTCTCGTTTATATAATCGTCCGGAACAAAGGATTGTTTGCTCTTCAACAAAAAAAGGATTTGAATTTTATTACTGGAATGGTGAAATTTGGAAACTTGATCAAGGAGGATATATGAGAACATTAATATGTTCACAATTATCTGGTTTATATCAACGTTATATAAACGATTTACAAGATAAAATTAATCAAATTGATGACGATGATGCTAATGATAAGGAAAAGTATATCGAGATTAAGAAAGAAGTAATAAAAAGAGCACAAAAATGTTATACAAAAAAACATTCAGATAATTTGATTCCATTAATAGCATCTGAACTTTTTGATTGTAATTTTAAATCAAAATTAAATTCTAATAAAGATATTATTTCTTGTAGTAATGGCGTAGTCGAATTAGATAATAATGGAAATTTACGTTCTCATAGAATTGATGATTATTGTACATATAAATTAGATGTGTATTTCCCTAAAGAAGGAATTAAAGTAGATACTAGTGAAATTGATTCTTTTTTTAATGATATAATGCTCGACGATAAAGATATGGTCAAGTATTTACAAAGATTTTTGGGTTATTCTATTACAGGTCATACAATAGAACAAAAATTTGTTGTCTTTTGGGGAGAACTTGGTGGTAATGGTAAATCTGTTTTAATAGAACTATTACGACATGTTATGGAAGAGAATAAGTATTATGCTACATTATCTGGTGATTCATTACTTAAAAATAGAAAATCATCACCTGGGTCAGCAACTCCACATTTACTTCCATTATTTGGTTCCCGTCTTGCTATATTAGATGAATCTGATAAAGCTGTTAAATTAAATGAAGGAATGATTAAACGAATTACTGGTAACAAAACTTGTACCGTTCGTCCCCTTTTTAAAGAAGAATTCAC